GTGGCTGGTCACGGTGACGTTGTCATTCCTGCTGGTTTACGTGTGAGTTCAACCGATGGACGGGCAGTTTTCGAACTTGTGGAAGACACCGCTGTATTAACTGGAGTTGATACGGTTTCGGTAACATTTATTGCGCAAACGGCTGGTAAATTATCAAACGATTATGCTATTGGAACGGTTTCGGTAATTTTAGACCCGCAACCATACTTAGCCACGGCATCAAATACCGATGTTACCGCTGGCGGTTCAGATGAAGAAATTGATGAACAATTACGGGATCGTATAAAATTGGCTCCAAGTGCGTTTTCCAACGCAGGAAGTTACAAGGCATACGAATTTTGGACAAAATCTACTTCACCGTTAATTATAGATGTTGCCGTGACAAATCCGATTCCGGGAACAGTTGAAATCTTCCCATTGATGGCAAATTTGGCAACCACACCAACCGAGATTTTAGACGCAGTCGAGGCGGTTTTAAATGCCGACAGAATTAGACCTTTGACGGATACGGTTGTAGTGACTTCGCCAACAGCCACGAACACGGCTATTACAGTCGGATTGATTTTATATGAAGGAACGGTTCAAAGTGATATTTTACCCGTTGTAATCGCTAATTTAGAGGCGTTCAGGGATGGAAGAAGAAAATTGTTAGGGCAAGATATTGTAATTGACCAAATCAAGGCATTGTGTATGATTGACGGGGTTTACAAGGCAAATGTAACTGTGCCTTCAACTGATTTGGTGATTTCTGAGACACAATTTGCGAATATCACAAGTATTAATGTGACCGTTACAGGAACAAACGTAGGGTAATTCGATATGAGCCAGACAAACGAAAATATTTTAGCCGATTCCATTGCAGGCGTACCGCATTTAGCGGCATTCGATGCTATGGTAGCGGCACGTATGAATTCAATCGAATTAGAATCGTTGCTTGTTTACGTTATCGATACGGTTTCAGCAAGTGCTTTACCAACTTTGGCACGTCAATTCGATGTGGAAGGATTCGTGGGTTATGGAGTTGCTACGAATGACGCACAGCGCAGGGAAATAATCAAACGTGCCATTGAATTAAAACGCTATATGGGTACTGTATTCGCTATTCGTGAGGCGATGCGTATCTGTGGCTATACCGATGCCGTTTTAACCGAGGGAATCGATATGGGTAATCCATTAATTGATTGGGCCAGATTTTCTATTGATTCGCAATTAGGAGACACGGTTGGACTTGACGGGGTTTCGCAGTCAAATTTAGCAAAACTGATTAGGGAATACAAAAATGTTCGCTCCTATCTTGAAGGAATTTCATATAATTTGGCTATATTTGACACCATTGAACAGTTGTTCGATACGCTAAACATCACTTATGAAGCACCTCCAATGTTGGAAGATTTAGAACACAAACGCTTCTATTATGACGGTGTTTACAACTATTACGGCTCGCAAAAATACCTCGAATCCAATGACTCATTAATAATTCATATATCTTAATTCCTATGGAAAAATTAACTATAAAAGGCGTATTTTATCTCGAAAAAATTTGCGCTAAAACTGGAGAAATCTTAGAGATTTATACTGATAATAATTTAGTTGTAAACGGTGGACGTACTGCCGTGACTAATTTACTTGGTGCTGCCACGTCTGGCAAGCAATTGACGCAAATAGCGTTCGGGACAAATAATACTTCGCCTGCTGGCTCGGATACAGCTATTACAGGAGCATTTACCAAGGCACTCGGAGCAGTTTCTTATCCAACGATTTCAAGCGTAAAATTTGATTGGACACTTGGGGCTTCCGAAGGCAACGGTTTAGGAATTCGTGAGGTTGGGATATTGTGTACAGATAACACTCTTTTTGCTCGCAAAACACGTGAATTAATCAGCAAAAATTCAGATATTATTCTGAATGGTAGCTGGACAATTAGTTTCTAAGAAACACGACATATTATTATAAAAAAACATAGTTATGGCAGGATTAACAGAAACATCGACTTGGGAAAATGAAATTTACCAATTAGAAACAACCGATCCCGTTGAGGGCGGTTCAGGTGGGATTTCGAATACACAGGGTAAGCAGTTAGGAAATAGGACAAGATATTTGTATGACCAATTAATTCCGAAAAACAAAGGATACGTGATAATTCCTGATATTGTTCCTTCTTCTGGAATTTCATTGTCTCAATCTGGATTTGCTTCGGCCGTAACGTTTTCTTCCGGAACAATGGAAGACGAAACGTTTGTTTTAGTTACAATGAATGACGCAATGCCGGATATGGATTACCGTGTAGAAAATACCGTGGAAGCCTTGGGGAGCTTGAATACTTCAAACGACTACTTGGGGCTTTGTTTCAAAAAAGTATCAACTACGCAATTTCAAATAGCCATCAAAGAAAGTGCGCCAGGAACAAATAATATAAAAGTTCACTTAAAAGTTATCAAAAATAACTACTAAAAAAATACAAAATGGCAGACGTAAAAAAATTATCGCCTATTTTGGCGAAATGGGAAGCTGGATTCGTAAACGACCCAACTGACAATGGAGGGGCAACAAATATGGGTATCACGATTGGAACGTGGCGACAAATTGGATATGACAAGGACGGTGACGGTGACATTGATGTTATAGATATTCGTTTACTTGACGAAAGGGATTTTTCAGCAGTTTTGAAAATTTATTGGAACAAATGGCAGGCGAACCGATTAATAAATCAGTCAGTGGCTAATTTATTGGTTGACTGGGTGTACACATCAGGTAAATGGGGAATCGTTATTCCGCAACGAATTTTGAAAATTGAACCTGATGGAATTGTAGGCAATCAAACGATTCTTGCCGTCAATTTGGCTGACCAAAAAAAATTCTTTGATGCTGTTTTTGAGGCTCGAAAAAAGTTTTTCAATGACATTGTGAAAAACAACCCTTCGCAGAAAAAATTTATTAAGGGGTGGCTAAACCGCCTAAATGATTTCAAATTTTCAGAAACCGATATTTAATATCGGTTTTTTTTATTCCCGTATAAACGCAAAAAACACGCCCGAAAGCGTGTTTAATGACCAAAAAAATATCCAAAACTTATCGGTTGTAAATATAAGGATTTATTTTAATTTATTTAGTTTTTAATTAAAAATCATCTTCTTCCTCGGTAACTTCGGTAACAACTGTTTCGGAAACCACGGTTTCAGGAACCACGATTTCGGGATCGATAACCTCGAAATTTTCATAAACAACGGCTTCAGGTTGTTTTTCAGCAACGGTGTTGTTTAGCTTTTCGATGACAGAATTATTTGAAGGCATTTCAGTATAACCCACATCCTGTACTTCGTCTTGTGACTGCATTCCCATAAGTACATCAGGACAATGCAAACGACCAAAAAAAGCGGCTGCACGGTACTGCAACATAAGTTCTGGCATAGTTTTCCATTTAGAGCCTGATTTACTCATCCATCCCTCGGCTGTTGCCATTGCAATTGAGCATTCAGGGCCTTCAATTAATGTGCCGTCTTGGCGTTTCGTGAACGCTCTACACGTTTGTTTGTCTTTCGAAACATTGAACTGCAACGGCTCTAAAAATCGGCCGCAGGAATTGATTAATGCGATAATAAACGAACTTCCCCAACTCGGTTTGCCGTGAATTACGTTCATATTCTGCATCACCATAAGTGGTGACATTCCAACACGGTTGGACATTTCCAAGGCAACAACACAGTTTGGTAAATTGCCTTGGTAAGCGGTTGGAACCATCGTTGATTTTGACAATAATCCAGCCATACGCTGGGCGTGTTCAAATGATTGCGAGGAATCGAATACTGACACTTGGTGAGTTGTTTGTAAACTCGGTAAATTGTTTTCCATTGATAAGTTTTTAAAAATTATTGATTATTTATTGTGTTTTCAATCAAAACGGAAGATCATCCGGTTCATCATCAAAATTAGCAGCCGCCTGCTGTGTTGGAAACTGGTTAAATTGAGGATTCGCTGGTGCTGGTGGATAAGTTGGCTGTGGAGCAGGAGCAGGACTTGCCACGTGCGCAGGTTGTACGCTTGCAATTCTCCAGCCTTGAATGGTGTTGAAATAAACGGTTTCTCCTTGCGGATTCACCCACTCACGACCTCTCAAATTGATGTCAATGTTTACTTTTTCGCCAACTTTGAAATTGGAAAGTAAATTGCATTTATCTTGGACAAATTGCACCAAAATATGTTGTGGGTATTGTTCGTCGGTTGTAACAACACATTCCCGTTTTTGGAATCCTGAACTGCCAACATCGACAGTTTCTTTGATTTCTCTTAAAGTTCCTTCTATGTTCATAATTATGTGCGTTGGTCGCCACCGTTAAATTAATATTTACCTATTAAACGCCCATTCGGGCAATGAAACTTCGCTTATTTTTTCATCGTAACCCTTCCAAATGCCAGTTCTAAGGCATTCTACATACGTTTCGCAGTTTCTTATGTAGGTATCACGCCCTAACTGCATACTTCTGGCATCGAGGTAATGAATACCGATTTTGAACGGTTCCGTTTTTTCGATGTTAACAAAAACAAATCCTGCTTTATCCTGTCCAACGGTTTCAAGACCGTCAAGGTAAAACGGTGCTTGCTTGTGGTAATTGTATTCTAAAACTGATTTTATAAAACCTCTTTGAGTGGCATCTTCCGTTGTTTTTAAATCCACAATTAACCCAGAGTTGCTATCCAGCCAATCAGGACGTATCTTGCAATTTGCGCCCGTATTTTGCTCTTGAAACTTAAATGTTTGTTCAGCTAAACCATTTTCGAACAATAATTTTGCCGTTGGATGTTTAAAGATTGCATCCCGCATACGCCTCACGTTGTCAAAATCTTCGGCATCGATTAACACTTGATTATTGAGTCGGCACATTTCAGTGAGATTCTGAAATTCAGCCTTGCCGATATTTGTCCGTTTGTTTATTGCAGGCATCACGACATAAGTCTTGTCAAAGTCGTGTTTTTCCAAAACGGCCGAATGCAAAGCAGTTCCGAAAAGCATTTCTTTGGTTGGCACGTGTGGTTCTCGTTCGGGGCGTAAATAATGCCACCAATAATCCAAAGGGCTGGATTCTATTTTGTCTAAACCCGATTTCGAAATACTCGAAGTGTCGGAGTGGTATTCTTGGTTGGTCATTATAATTGAGCTAAACGAGTTTTAAATTCTTCGAAAGTAACGTTTATAATTCCCATAGAAATAAATTCGATAACAAACAGATCATCGTGTCTATCGAAGTAAAATCCTTTGCTACCAAAAATAAGTTCCTCAGATTCTAAAGAAGGCTGCTGATTGTATATCAGATTTTTTTCAAAAAGAAGTTTCCAGATTTCGTTACGCTCTTCAACAGTAGAGTCTTTTATGGACATTCCTTCAAGATGCTTAAATAATTCTTCAATTTTTTTCATAATGATAAGTTTTTAAATTTTTGATACTGCAAATCTAAATTAAACTTTTCGAATAAAAAAATATTTTTAATTAAATTTAATTATTATATTTGCACTTATAAAACGGTTTTGAAAACCTTAAATAAAATAACTATATATTATGAAAAAACAAATTGAAATCATTCGTGAAAAATGCAAAAAATCAGGGTTAAATATTTATGAGGTTTTTCGAGAAGCGGGAATTCCGTTCTGTACGGTTGCTAATTGGAAGAAAAAAGAGCCAGCAGCATTTACTACCGTGACCAAGGTAAATGAAGCGATCGAGAGATTAACTCTTAAAAAACAAGAAACAGCCGAGCCAGAAAAATCTATGGAACCAGCCGAAAAATAATATCTATGCT